AAATTAAATGCAAGACAGAGGAAGTTTGCGGAATATTATGCGCAGAGCGGTAACACCGTTCAGAGTGCGATACAGGCAGGATATTCAGAAAATTACGCAAATGCCAATGCCTGCAAATTGTTAGAGAATGTGAGAGTTGCAGAGTACATCAAGGAGCTTTCCGATAAGCTCAAGGACGAGCGCATTATGAGTGCAAAGGACAGACAGGTTGTTTTGTCCGACATTGCAAGGAATGACGGGCAGGACACCTCCGACAGAATCAGGGCGATTGACACGCTCAACAAGATGACGGGCGAATACACCGTTAAGGTTGACGCAAAGGTTGAGCAGTCCGAAAAGCTATCCGATGTGTTCAGGCAGTTGGGCGGTGAGGGACTGAGTGAGTAACAAATTCCCGTTGTCACAAAAGTATATCGACTTTATCAACACAACAAATGTGTCGGCTGAATTTCTTGAAGGAACTACAGCGTCTGGAAAAACTACCGTCGGAGCAGGCGTTAAGTTTATGCGAATGGTGTCGCAAAGTAAAAAGAAGATACACGCCATTGCCGCCAAAACTACGGGCAAGGCTGAGGAAACTATAATTCAACAGGACAACGGTATTCTCGACTTGCACCGCAACGCTGTCTATTGTGGTAACGGCGACAAGGATTACAAGCTGCCGCATATCAAGTTTGAGGACAAAATTATCTATATTCTCGGTTACAGCAGTCGGGATAAGTGGGAAATGGTTCTCGGTGCGCAGTTTGGGTGCGTTTATATTGACGAAATCAACACTGCCGATATCGAGTTTATCCGAGAGATGTCAACCCGTAATGACTATATGCTTGCAACGCTGAATCCCGATGATCCGAGCCGGCCTGTGTATAAGGAGTTTGTCAACCGCTCCCGTCCTTTTAAAAAATATGAAAACGATGTTCCTCCCGAGATTACGGCGGAGCTTACCGAAGAACCTGTACCGAATTGGCGGTATTGGTTCTTTTCTTTTGCTGACAATTTAAGTCTTACGCCCGAACAGATTGAAAAGAAAAAGAACTCTGCACCGAAAGGTACAAAGCTCTATAAAAATAAAATCTTAGGTTTGCGAGGCAGAGCAACAGGTCTTGTGTTCCCGAATTTTGAGAGGGCAAGACATATCAAATCAAAAGAGTGGGCAGGAAAGTTTTTGAACTGTAACCGCAAGTCGGAACACTTTGTTCAGTTCACCGCAGGTCTTGATACCGCCTATTCGCAGAAGTCGCCTGACACTATCGCAATGACATTTTACGGCATTACCAATCACGGCAAGTGTTTTCAGCTTGATGAAAGAGTTTATAACAACGCTGAAATGCAAACACCTATTGCCCCGAGTGACACGGTGAAGAATTTTATTGATTTTCTTGACCGCAACCGTGATGAATGGGGCTTTGCACGCACGGCTTTTATTGACAGCGCCGACCAAGCGACTATTACCGAATTTCAAAAGTATAAGCGACAGCACGGCTGTGTCTATGACTTTGCAAATGCATGGAAGAAAACGAAGATTATCGACCGAATCAATCTTGTACTCGGCTGGCTTGCCACCGACTGTTATTTTGTGCTTGAACATTGTAAAAGCACGATTGCCGAGTTTGAAATTTACAGCTGGCGAGAGGATAAAGACAATACACCCGAGGACGGTCACGACCATTGCATTAACAGCGGTCAATATGCGTGGCTGCCGTTTAAAAATATTATTGGAAGTGAAATAAATGGGGCTGATTAACAGAATGGCTGAATCTATCAGATCGGGAATTAAAAACTTTTTGCAGATTACTCCTGCAAGCGACAAAACAATTACCGTCACCGAAACAAGCAATCATCTGACCGAGTGCTTTATCAATCGCATTTGGTATTGGGGCAACAGCAGACAGCTTGCGGAGCTGTACAGGCAGATTGATACAAACAAAACTATGTTTTGGGCGGCAAAAAGCACAAAGGGGCTTGAAATCCGTAAAATACACACGGGCTTGCCGGCACTCATCTGCGAAACGCTTGTGAATATCGTAATTGCCGACTACAACGGCACAGATGTTACAAGTAAAAATTCAACCGCTTATGCAGAGCGTTGGGAAGACATTGAAAAGCAGAACAAGCTATCCGACACGGTTAAGCAAATGCTCCGTGACCTATGTGTTGTTGGTGACGGTGCTTTTAAGGTCAGTTTTGACACGGCTGTATCAGATGTTCCGATTGTTGAATGGTATCCTGCCGAAAACATCGACTTTACATATGTGCGTGGCAGAATCCGAGAGGTTAAGTTTTACACCGATTACACGCAAAAACACCGCCGTTACCGTTTTGAAGAAACATACGGTTACGGCTATATTCACTATGCTTTGTATGATGACAACGGCAAAGAGATTGACCTGCACACGGTTGACGCTCTTTCGTGGATTGATTCAAAGGGCGTTACATTTGACGAATCATATATGTGGGCTGTACCTGTCCTTTACGGCAAATCGTGCCACAAGGGCAGAGGTGCGGGCATTATCGGCATAAAAACAGACGCTTTCGACAGCCTTGATGAAGTGTGGTCACAGTGGATGGACGCACTCAGAGCCTGCCGAACAAAGCAGTATGTGCCTGATTGCCTTGTTCCGAGAAATCCCGAAACCTGTCAGCCGATATCGCCAAATCCGTTTGATAACCGATTTATCACCGTGGGCAACGATATGTCTGAAAACGGCAACGGCAACAGGATTTACACCGAAAGTCCGCAGATTCAGCACGAAAGCTATTTGAGTTCATACATTACTGCCCTCGACCTCTGCTTACAGGGCATTATATCGCCGTCAACTCTCGGCATTGACACGAAGAAGCTTGATAATGCAGACGCTCAGCGTGAAAAGGAAAAGACAACCCTTTACACAAGGCAGAACCTTGTGAAAATTACGCAGAACGCACTTCAAAGTCTTGTTGCAGTTGTACTCAATGCAGACGGTGAACTTAACGGCAAGGGTATTGTTGAGGGCTTGGAAGTATCCGTAAACTTCGGCGAATATGCAAATCCGAGCTTTGAAAGTCAGGTTGAAACCGTGTCAAAAGCAAGACAGGGCGGTTTGATGTCAGTTGAAACCTCGGTTGACGAGCTTTACGGCGACAGCAAGTCGGAGGATTGGAAAGCCGAAGAGGTGCAGAGAATTAAGGAAGAACAGGGCATTGCAGGCGAAGAAGAAAAATCGGAGCTTGACGATGTGGACCTTACCGACACGGGCAATGAACCCGATAAACCCGAAGATATCGCAAATCAGGACGATGACAGCAAATGGGTAAGCAATGAGTGATTACAACATTAAAGAGGCTTTTGAGAGAATTGAAAACGAGCTTATCGACAGCATGATGCGCAATTTCAGCCGTCACAGAGCCGAAGAAATCAAAGAGGGTTACAACTGGACACAATGGCAGGCTGAACAGCTCAAAAGTCTTGAAGAGTACCGCAAGCACAACGCAAAGAAATTCGGCAAGCGTTTCAAAAACATTAACAGCAAGGTTGAAGAGATTATTCGCACTGCCAAAGCTGACGGAAATGCAAGTCAGGAGGCAGAAATTCTTGAAGCTGTCAAGGACGGTTTCAAAGCCCCGAAAAAGCCGTCAGCACACAGCACAGCCGAGTTTTTTAAGATGAATGACCGTAAACTTGACGCACTCATAAAATCGACCACAGACGATTTAAAGAGGGCAGAAACGGCGGTTTTGCGTATGAGCAACGACAAGTACCGCAAGGCGATTTTTAACGCACAGGTTGCAATGAACACGGGTGCGGTTACATACGAAAAAGCCGTTGATATAGCTTGCAAAGATATGCTCAACGCAGGTCTTAATTGTGTGGAATACAAAAACGGTGCAAGGCATACGCTCTCGGATTATGCGGATATGGCGGTTAAAACAGCCAACAAAAGAGCCTATCTTCGTGGCGAGGGCGAAAAGCGAGCCGAATGGGGAGTATCCCTCGTTGTTGTGAACTCAAGACAGGGCGGTTGCCCTGATTGTGCAAAATATATCGGCAAGGTGTTTATTGACGATGTTTATTCAAACGGCAAAAAGTCAGACGGAAACTATCCGCTTCTCTCAACCGCAATCAAGAACGGTTTGTTTCATCCGAGATGTAAGGACAGCACAAGTACATATTATCCCGAACTTGATGATTTGGACGCACCGTTGTCTGAAGATGAAATCAAAGAGCTTGACCGTCAGCGAGGAATTGAGGAAAAACAGCAGTATGCACAGCGTCAGGCAGAACGCTTTGACCGCCGTGCCGAATACAGCCTTGATGAGGACAATAAACGCATTGCCCAAACCCGAGCCGATGAGTGGCACGATAGGGCGAATACGCTTGAAGAAAAGGCGAAACAATTCTCACTAAACACCAATGAACAGAAATATTACAGACCTGTTTTTGAAGAAGATATATCAAAAACTTTTGAACGCAAAATTGAGGGCGAAACAATTACAATTGATACCCACAAGGCAAATACATTGTGTGATAATGTTTATATTTCAGATAAGGTAAAGCTAAAACGAAAAGAACTTCATGATTTTGATATGCAAGTGAGAAAAGCGTTTGATATGCTCGGAGAGGTTGAAACAAGCGGAAAGCCTGAAATTTGTATTGTCACTCCCGAAGAAATGCGAGTAAATGCTATTGCTTCATATATGCCAATGCAAAATGTTCTAAATGTCAATTCAGCATACTTTTCAACAAGTGATTTGTCAGGCTTACAAGAAAACTTGGCTTGTCCGCAAGACGGATTGAGTACAATTCTGCACGAACTGATTCATTGGCAAGACGCTAAAAATTACAGAGCAAAATTCGGAAGTATTAACGATTATTTTGAATATTGCGATTACCTTAATAAAATTTATGCTCCAAAGGTTGAAAAATTGATAAATAACGGTTATAATATAGAGGATATAAGTGAGTATGCTTTTGAATGCTTAAAAGATAAAGCTATGGATGAAGTGTATAACGAGTACAGAGTCAGCAAACTTTTAGGGTGATGATGGTATGAGATTGATACAAACTGAAGAACAAAAATCTCTATGGAATGCGTTTAAGCCGTACCTTGTATCAAATGGTTTAAATGTAACTTTGCGTGA